GGGGTTACTTCATGACCAAAAACTTACTCCTCATGATCAATTGAGTTGGATACCTTGGGTAAGCTTATCTATTGCTTGCAGTTATACCGCCCACACTTGGTGATTTTCCTCATAGTCTACGTCATGGGGGGGCATTTTCACTTATTGAAAAGGGGTTGAAGAACCTATCCTCTCCACAAACAGGGGGGCCGCCCTGGGCCTGTTGAGGTGGTCCATGGACGGACAAGGGTGCCAGGTGGAACCGGGTGATTTACCGGAAAAATTTCCCTTTACTTTTCTAGCGCGGGCAGGTATAACCAGGAAAAACGGAATTCAACTAGGGGGAAAGGGGGAGCGGAAATGATTCATAGGCAACCAGTTCCAATCATTGACTTATCATTATATGAGCCATTGATTGCCCGGGAGGCCCGTTTATTCCTGCACAAGTTCCCGGATGGTAGTCCAGAAGGTCAGCCAGAGGACCTGCACCAGGAGGGCCGCATTGTGCTGTGGAGAGCTTCCTTGAAATGGAAGTCTTCCCGGTCTAGGTCTGGGGAGCCTACGCACTACTTCCGCATCTGTCTCCGTAACACGTTCCGCAAGGTTCTGGCTAGAGCCTGGGGCCTGTACAACCGGCAGGCCCGCATGGCTGAGGACCTGCTCCCGCTCGTGGTGAAGCAGTATCGTGAAGATGGTGTCATTACTTATGACTTGAAGTTTGACGGGGCTAGGGCTCTGGATAGCCGTGTGGAATTGGGAGAGCGGACACGGAGGTATGGTTCAGGTCCTAGAGACCTTCCCGGGTGGTCATCTACGTCCTGATCTCTTGGATTTTCACCGTAACTATTTGAAAACATAAAATCTCATTTCTGAAAACCACCTCACTACGTCATGGATTTAGTCATGGAAGCCTCTCTAGGTCATGACTTTGGGGAGAGGTATCTACAATAGAGTGACTTTTTTGCTCTAGTGGAGGCTCAACTTTGGATTGGCCACCGAGGGGTTTGGAAAAAAACTGCCGGGATTGTGGGGCCTGGAAACAATCTGAGGTGGTCTGTTTGCCCGGGGACGGCCCGGAGGATGCCGGTATTGTTTTTGTGGGGCAGGCCCCTGGCAAGGAGGAAGAGGATCAGGAACGGCCTTTTGTGGGCCGGTCTGGGCAACTGATTGATTCTTGTATAAGAGAGGCTGGTATGCTGCGGTCAGAGGTCCGTATGACCAACGCCGTTCGCTGCCGCACAGTCAATAGTGACCACTCTTCCAACCGCACACCCAAACCCTATGAAATCAAAGCTTGCCGGCCTTATTTGGGGGCGGAGCTTCGCTCAATCCGTCCCAAGGTGATTGTCACCCTGGGTGCGGAGGGGGCGGAAGCCGTATTTGGGCAACGGTTGACCGGGGGGGTCCAGGCCAACCGGGGCCGGGTAATTTGGTCGGAGGAGTTTGGTTGCCCGGTGGTGGTGACTTACCATCCCTCTTATGCCCTGCGCCGTCCACAGGAGCGGTTCTGGATAGTGATGGACTTGGTAAAAGCCAAGACCCTGTTGGATCAGGGCTGTCTCCCGGAGCCCGCGTTAGTTAGTTATAATGTGGTAGATAGCCTGGAGACTGCCTTTTGGGTGCGTGATCAAATACTCCGCTGTACTGACAAGGTAGCCTTTGACTGGGAGACTACTGGAATCCACCTCACAAAGTCTTGGGGTTTCCTCATAGCTTTTTCGTTCAAAGAGCGGGAGTCTTGGGTGTTTCCCCGGTATCAGCAGTTTCTCCGTCCCTACTGGAAAGAGGGGCAGCTGGAGATTTTGGACCGGGAGGTTTTAATCCCCATACTCACTTCCGATGTGCCCAAGATTGGGTTCCACGTGGCTTATGACAACTGCATTACAATGAACACGCTAGGGGTTTGGCCTAGCCCAATCAAGTCTTGTGTAATGATAAAATCCCACCTCCTCTTTAACCACCGGGGCCAAGGAGCCCACGGTCTGAAGGTCTTGTGTGACACTTATACAGATATGGGCCGGTACGATGATGCTTTGGAGAATTACAGAGCAGAACACAAGATTCCCCCGGATGAGTTATACAAGGTGCCTAACGATATGCTTTGGTGGTACAACGGGGCAGATGCGGACGGCACACTCCGGGTGGACAACGTGCTGGACCACAAGGTGGATGATTCTGGGTTGCGGGAAATGTTTGATCAGGAGCGGGTTCCATTGGTGTTGACATACCAGGAGATGGACCGCACGGGAATCCGAATTGATGTGGACTATCTGCGCCGCATCTCGGGTGAGCTTGAAGAGTCTATGTTCAAGCTCCTGGACAAGATTGAGAAGGTTGCCGGGAAGCCTCTTAATCCATCTAGCCCACAGCAGGTTCAAAAGTACCTCTTTGAGGAGCGTGGCCTTCCGGTGTTTGGTCGCACGGATATTGGTCAACCCTCTACTAAGGAGGAGTTCCTCAAACTGATAGAGGAAATGGAGCCAACGGTTCCCTTGATTTTGCAATACCGTGCGTATAGCAAGATTAAAGGCACCTATGTGGATGGGCGAAAGGGGGGCGGTGGGCTGGCCGCCGTGGTGGATGAAGATGGACGGGCTCGGATGAACACCCTACTTCACGGAACAGAGACATTCCGGCTGTCCACCCGGAAGCCTTTCCCGATTATGACTTGGCCCCGGAACGTGGAGGGGATGCCGAGTGTCCGGGCTCTGGTCCTGCCTGATGAGGGTTGCTCATTTATTGAGGCAGACTACAGCCAGGAAGAGTTCTTGATTGAAGCGATTGCGGCGGAGCAATGGGACTTGGTGGATGCTATGTTGGTAGACCGGATGGACATCCACGAGATAGTAATGAATTGGATGATGGGGGTGGCCAAGTCCCAATTTGCTGATTTGGTGGGTGGGAAGTGGGTTTTTCATTCCCATGAAGCCGAGACAAATTACAAGAATATACGGAGTAAGGGGAAACAGGTCAATTTCAGTGTACTGTACCGGGGCGGATACAAGCAGCTTGCTCGTCAGTTGTGGTGCTCCGAGGAAGAGGCCGCCCATCTAATACAGGATTACTATGACCGCTTTCCGGGGATCAAGCACCATCAGTACCGCGTGATAAAACAGCTGAGAGAGACCGGGAGGGTGGTAGGGTTGTTTGGCACCTACCGGGAGTTGCCTGGGGTATTCGATGACTATAAATGGGCCCAGTACGAGGCCGAGAGACAGGCTTGTAATTTTATCCCACAAAATGCGGGGGCTCACATTTTGGCTAGGGCGTTGATCCGGGTAGACCGGAGATTCCGGGAGTCTAAAATACCAGGGGCTCGGGTGGTGTTTACCTTGCACGATCAATTGGTAGCTCAAGCCCGGCGGGATTGCGTGGAGGAGGCCAGGGGCATAGTGGTGGAGGAGATGCGCCGTCCGATCCCGCAGTTGGAGGATCGGGCTCCCCACGTGGACGTGGAGATCACGGAACAGTGGGGGGGTTGATAGGGGGGGGATGTGGCGGATTTGATTGTGAGAACTAGTATTCCAATTAATGTTGAACACTTTGTTGTTGATCCCCCTTGGCCTAAACACAAAGGGGGATTGAGGGCGGTGCGGCCCAGGCAAGGCCGGGACTTAGATTATAAAGTGATGAGCGTTGGAGAAATATTCCAGCTTCTGGATTCTGAAATACTGCCTATGGCTTTAGGCTCTCATAATGTATTTTTGTGGGTGGTGGATGAGTTCCTAATGGAAGCCGAATTGGAAATGGAAAAAAGATCATACAGACGCCACGCTCGGTTGATTTGGGATAAGGGAAATGGGGTAGCTCCTTGTTTTACTGTTAGGTTTTCTCATGAATATCTGTTATGGTTCTACAAACCAAGACTTCTTGGGGTGTGTAGTGAGGCGAGAGGAAGGTTTACTACAGTAATTCGTGCCCCGTCCAGGGAGCATAGTAGAAAGCCTGATGAAGCTTACGCTTTGTTGGATACCCTTTACCCGGGGAGCCCGAAGATTGATGTGTTTAGTAGAGAGGCTCGGTCTGGCTGGTATCAATATGGGGATGAGGTTACGAGGTGGTAATGTGTTGACTAGCGGGGTATCTCTTAGGTAAGTGGGATTAGGGAACCAGAAACAAGGGCCGCCACGCCCACGGCGGATGTCATCCTCTGGGGGGCCTGCCGGGTTTCCTTGTTTTTCCGGCAGGCGGATAACCTTTATTGTCATTGGGGAGGTGGTTGTATGGTAGAGAAGGAAGGGAAGCTGATTGCTGTAGCTGATATGAAAGACCGCTCCATTAAGATCGTGGAGAGCCTGGGGCGCATCAACCTGGACAACTTAATGGATGAGGTCGCAGAGGCTGGAGCCCAAACCATATGGTGGTCCACTTTGGCAGCCATGGCCGGGAAGGAGTTGAACACTGCGCAGTTGGCCTTGGAGAGGCTGAAAGCTGAGGTGGGGAGATCGGCCCGGGTGGATGCAAACCGCCGGGGTGACAAAATCACTGAGAGGGGGGTGGAAGAGTCTGTCTTGACTAGTCTTGAAGTCCAGAAGCTTCAAGATCACATCGTGGAGCTTCAGTTCAACCTGAGCTTGTTGACCGATGTGAAGTTTGCCATGAACCGGAAGGCCAGCACGTTGGAAAGCCTGGCCCAGTTGATCGTTCAGGAAGTGAACGCCAGGAAGGGTCCAGCCAAGGAAGGGGGTGCAGGATCGGGAAATCGTAGAAACCCCGTGTAGGTGTCCATTTTCCGGATTTTCATCAATCTCAAGGGAGGATTGGCAAGGATGGGTTACAGAAGGGTTGACCCAACAGTTTTCAAGCAAAGATACCAGGAGAGCCAGGAGCGGGCTGCCCGTCGGGGCGCCAGCTATTGGAAACCCAAAGCGGGGCAGGTTGGGAAGCCGTTCCGGAACGTGGTCCGGGTTTTGCCTCCGCACGAGAGTATGGAGGAGGTGTTCCAATACGCCAGGATTCATTTCTCACTTGGCCCTAATGGGGATACAGCCGTTGGGTGCCTGGAGGCTTGGGGGAAGTCTTGTGAGGCTTGCGCGAATGCTCAGCAGTTGTTTGATCAATCTCGGGCCGAGACTGACCCAAAGCGGGCCGTAGCCTTGAAGGAGCAGGCTTCTACTGTTATGGCCAAGGATCGTTGGATGGCCAACGTGGTGGATATGTCCGCTATGGAGCAGGGGGTTCAGGTTTGGGCCTTTGGCCCGGACGTGGAGCAGCGGTTAAGGCAGTGCTTCTATGACGATAATGGGGAGTTCCGGGACGTGACGGACCCGGAGCAGGGCCGGGATATTATCGTTTCCGTGTCCAAGAAAAAGAGTACGGACTTTAATCAGTATGATGAGGTCCGGTGCAAAGAGGTCACCAGTGCATTGGAAGACATGGATTGGCTGGAGCAGATGAAGGATTTGACACTGATGTCCGTGGAGCCCGCAGAGGCCGATGTGGCTGGGGCCTTGCAGGGAGTCCGTCCATCCGGGGCAACGGAGAGCAGATCCCCGGCCACCACTGCCCCCACATTAGCTAAGGCACCTCCGCCTGCTAAGACTGCTCCCCCTCCGGCAGCCAAGGCTCCACCTCCATCAACCAAACCGCCTGTCTCAGCCGGGAAGCCTGCGGCCAAACCTTCAGCCGCAGCCGTGAAGCCTGCACAAAGGGCACCTGCCCTGTCTCGTCAGCCGGTGGGGGAAACCGTGGGTGGTGATGGAGGTCCTTATCAAAATGCCAGGGCTCACTGCGCTTCGCTGGGGGTTGAGGCTTTTGAAATCACCCCGGAGGAGGTGGACGCGGTGAAGGGGATTCCCCCTTGCTTCAAGTTGTACGCGGACGCCGGGGACCAGGCCTGCCAAGGGTGCAAGCTCCTCCTACCGTGCTTGGAGGTAGTGCTTTCAAAAGCATAGGATGGAGCCAAAAAACCCAGTAAATTCTCAAAAACTAAAGGCCGGGGGGGTGAAAAAGACTCCCCCGGCTGATTCGCTCTCTCTGGTGGATCAGGTAGCTCAAGCTGTAAACAAAGCCCTGGAAAAAACTTCTAGGGATGTGAGGTTGTCTGTGTTGGGAGACCCGGGGGCCTATCCTGAGATACATTTCCGCTTTCCTTTAGGGGTTCCAGGCCTAGAAGCCGCTATGGGCACCGGAGGTTTTCCGCTTTGCAAGTTGATCGAGTTGTTTGGTCCAGAGTCTTCCGGGAAATCCACCTTGTCTAAATTCATAGCAGCCCAGGCCCAAAAATCCGGGGTGATCCCAATTGTGGTAGACGCAGAGCAGAGTGGTGATATGGAGTATGACCGCCTGTACGGTTTTGACCCCAAAAGGGCTCTGGGGGGTCAGGTGGACTACCTGGAGGATGCTTTCCTTTTACTGGCCAGTGGAGTGAAGATTTTGAAGAGTATGAAGCTGCCTGGGCTGGCTATATTGGACTCAGTGGCAGCGGCACCACTGAAGGCGGAAGCGGAGCGGGCTTTTGATGAAAAGGGCCGCATGGCGGAGCGGGCTGCTTTCCTCTCCAAGGCCGTCCCCAGGTTGGTTTCCTTGGTGCGGGACTCAAAAATAGGAATCCTGTTTGTAAATCAGATCCGGGACAACCCGGGGGCTCTTCCGTTTCAGGCTAAGACCTACTCTCCGGGGGGACATGCTCTGCGCCATTTCTGCCACATGCGCCTAGAGATCAAGCGCATTGGACAGGTAACTAAGGGGGAGAGGGTCATAGGGATTAAGAGCAGCATCAAGGTGGTGAAAAACAAGTTGGCTCCACCCTATCGTAAGTGTGAGGTTGAGATCAATTTCACCACTGGACAGATTACTGACTTGAAGGGGCTGAAGCAACCGGTCCCCAAGGATGATGAGGAATGAGCCGGATTATCACTGGGGATTGGCACGCGCACAATTGGAACAAATTCTCCATGATCTTGGAGGACGGGCGGAATAGCCGTTTTCAAGACCTGCTCAATGTATTGGATCAAATCTCTGGATATATTGATGAGTATAAGCCGGAAGAGATGATCCACCTTGGGGATTGGACCCATAGGAGGCACTTCATATCATTCTCTGTCCTACTCCCGTTGTTGGAAAAGACCGTTGCCTTGTGTAATAAGGTGGGGAGGTCTTATTTCCTGGTAGGAAACCACGACTGGGAAGATTCTGCCCGTTACAGCAGCGTGGGGTTGCTAGGGATGGTGAGTTCTTTGTCCAGTCATCCTGTTTGTGTGATTGATGGGCCTAGTACGATTATTGTGGGGAAAAAACCTCTGCTATTTGTACCCTACTTGCCTGGGGATGGTGTAGTTGATGCGGTGTTGGAAAGTTCCCGGAACATTTCCAAAAAGATCCACCGTGCTTTTATTCATTATGCGGCTGAGGGAAAGATGTTGGAGTCAGAGTACCAGCTGCCTAGCCTTTTGAGAAAGACAGGTTTGTGCCATATTGAGCGCACTTATTTTGGGCACGTTCACAACCCATCAGAAGAGGGGAGCTTGGTTTATGTGGGGGCTCCTATGCATTTTGACTTTGGGGACTCAGGACCAAGGTATTGTGTTCTGGAGGAGGACGACGGGGGTATAAAGTGGCTCCCGTTGAGTTACCCCAGGTTTGTGACATGTAGCTACCCGAGGGTCCCCGCAAAATCGTTTGATGAGCGGGGGTTTCTCCGGGTGCTGGGGGCTCCGGCACGGGAGTTCCAAGAGATTATAGGGTCAGCCAAGTCTATGGGGTGGGATCAGGTGGCCCCGATGGAGGCATCTGTACCACCTGAGTTGGTGTTGGCCCTTACCTCCTCTCTCCAAGTGGACAGAGGGTTGCTGGAAAATTATGTAACGGAAAAATACCCTGATCTGAGTGGATTGGAGAGGCAATCTTTGATTGATTGGGGGGTTGATTGTTTGAAGAGGGCCGGGGGGCTTTGAGGGGGAAAGCTGTGAGACGGGAAATTGTGATCCAGATACCTCCTTGGAAGGAGTTTAAGGAGGGGATCGAACGGGACCTGACTGTGTTCCGTGGTATAAGTAAAGCCAAGTTCCACAAACGCTCAACCTCTGTGGATTTGCCAGAGGTGTTGATTGAGGAATACCAGAGGGTGGCCAAGAGCTTGGGATACTCCTTTGGTGAGGTCATCTCTTTTCTGGCTCTGCTGGGGGCTGCACACGTAGAGGAGGACATTTCCAAGATTGCCTCCCTACGCCAGCTGCACCGGAGGATGGAACATTGAGATTCTTGAGGTTGAAGGTGGGGGCCTTTGGGAAGTTCTCCAAGCCGTTTGGGTTGCCGCTTGACCAACAGGGATTGGTGCTAGTAGAGGGCTCTAACCAGGACGGGGGGGACTCCACAGACTCTAATGGGGCAGGCAAGAGTCTTATGTTTGAGGCAATCCCTTGGTGTTTTTGGAAAAAGATGTCAAGGTATGGAGAGCGCCGGTTGGGCGAGGCAGACGCTTGCCACCCCAAGCTGGGAGCCGATGTGTTAGTGGAGTTTGAGACCCGGGGCGGGCTTTTCCAGGTCCACCGTACGGAGAAAGTTCCCAAGTTGGGAGCTAGTTTGTCCGTGAGGGGTTGGTCAGGAGGGGAGTGGAAGCCTTTGGAGGGAGTCTCAGCAGAAAAGGTCCGGGCTAGCGGGGAGCTTTCCTCATTGCTGGGGTTTGATTACTGTACGCTGCGCTCTGCCCTTTTCTTGCAAGCTTCCGGGTTTGGGTTTGCCAGGGGCACCTATAAGGATCAGTCAGGGATTTTGGAGTCTGTGCTACAGTTTGACTTGCTGTCCGAGGCAGGGGTTGTAGCCAATGAACGGTCCAAAGAGATTGGCAGCAGTATCTCTATTCTGTCCCACAAGCAGGTTTTGCTGCAAGAACAGATTCAGGCTGGGGAGGAGCGCCTGGGTGAGTTTTCTGGTCTGGATGAGCGCCGCGCTGAGATTGGAGATTTGGATGCCCAAATTGAGGCCACGTTAGATGGGTTAAAGATTCTGTCCGGGTTGGAAAAGAAGAAATCGGATCTGTCCGTAAGGCTGCAGAACTTGCAGTCTTTTGCCAACCAGGCGACCAGGCGCTGTACGGAGTTCCAGCGTGACCTTCAGTCGTTGGATTCCGTTTTGAGTTTGAGTGGGAAGTCTTGCCCGACTTGTAGGCAGGCTCTGGGGGCCGCTCACATCAAAGGAATTCAGAAGGACGCGGAGAAGATCCGGAAGAGCCTTGTTGTATCTCAGGCGGAGAGTAATGATTGCTTGGGAAAGCTGGATATGTTGGAAGATGAGCTTTCTCAGGTACAAGACAGATTGGCCAAATTGAAATCTGACCAAGAGAGGGTTGAGCTGCTAAAATCCAACCGGGATAGCCTTCAGAAAGCTTTTGATCAACAGGAGTCTATGAGGCGGGCCGAGGAGGGCCGTCTGAAGAAGGCCCGGGCCGAGTTGGCTGGATTGAAAGAGGAGACTGCTGGCTTGTGGAAGGAGAAGGCCAGGGCCGAGTTTTGGGAAAAGTCATTCAAGGAGGGCCTCAAAGCCCAAGTCCTGTCAGCCTCTTCCCCGGTGCTGAACCAAGCCGCCCAGTACTATGCTGATTTGCTCTCCGGGGGGACGATCAACGTGGAGTTCAATCCGCTGCGGGAGAGCAGGAGCCAGGACGTTATCCGGCTGTCCGGGCCGGTAGCTCCCACCTATGAGGGGTTGTCCTCTGGGGAGAGGCGGAAGGTGGATTTGATTGTAGCTAAATCGCTTAACGCGGTGGCCCGCTGGAGGATGCCGGAGCCGTTGAATCTCTCCTTGATGGATGAGGTGTTTGATGCCTTGGATGAGAGTGGGCTCCAACAAGTAATCCAAATGATTCATAAGGACTTGGAGCAGATTGGGACAATTTTTGTGATCACTCACCGGCCTGATTTGAGGTCGATCCTCTCCCCAAACAAGGTCATCACGGTAAGAAGGTCGGGGGGTTGGTCGGAGGTGCTCCAATGATGGTGTGGGGGCTTACTTCCTATTTGTATGGCGGGATTGACCCAGGGTTGGAGGGGGCTGTAGCTTTAATCACTTATTGGGGGGATGTGGTTCTCCTGGCAGATACCCCAGTGTTGAAAATTCAGGTGGGAAAGAGTATCAAGTCTGAATACAATGAGACAGCTATGTCCAATCTTTTCACGAATGAGGGGATTATTAGGATTCAGCGAGTGGTCATAGAGGACGTTCACGCTATGCCGGGACAGGGTGTTGTGTCTGTTTTTCGGTTTGGTGTCGGGTACGGGCTTTGGAGGGGTATCCTTACCGCCCATAAGATCTCATATGATCGTGTGCCCCCGCAAACCTGGAAAAGGGTTATGATGGAGGGGTTGGGGAAGGACAAAGATGCTTCTCTGTTGAGGGCCCAGCAACTGTTTCCTACTGCTGATTTGCATTTGAAGAAGCACCATGGGAGGGCTGAAGCCCTCTTGATGGCAGAGTATGGACGGATGAAGGCATGAGGGGATGAAGGTATGAGGGAGATACGAGTCAGGAATGTAAATTATGCTTTGCCGATAGGCTTGAATCTCCTGTTGTTGGAGGGGATACGGAGACCTTCCCGGAACGGCCCCGTGTTGGAGTATCCGGAGGCAGTGGCTACGGTGTATGAGAGGCCGCTGGAGCGGGTGCTGTTCAGCCCGGAGCGGGATGCCAACCATTATTTCCATTTCTTTGAGTGCCTTCACATGATTGCCGGGCGGAACGATGTAGCTTGGCTGGCGCAATTCAATAAAAAGGTTGTCGAGTACAGCGATGATGGGCAGGTATTCCATGGGGCTTATGGGCACCGTTGGAGGTCCTTGGGGATGAATCAGCTAGAGCAAATAGTGGAACTTCTCCGCTCTGACCCGGGCACTAGGCGGGCTGTGCTCCAGATGTGGAATTGCTCTTGTGATTTGGGTAAAGACAGCAAGGACTTACCTTGCAACACTCACGCCTATTTTAAGATCCGGGAAGGCCGCTTGCACATGACGGTTTGCTGCAGATCGAATGATATTATTTGGGGAGCTTACGGAGCCAACGCCGTCCACTTTAGTTTCCTCTTGGAGTATGTGGCGGCTAGGGTGGGTGTGCCTGTAGGGGTTTACACCCAGATCAGTGATAGTTTCCATATGTACGAAGAGGTGTATGAGAAGCTTTCCGGATTGTCCTCCTTGTCCGTAAGTCCAGCGCATTGCCTGTATACTGTTGGGGAGGTTGAACCTTTCCCTATCACACCGTTGAATGGCTTTTGGAACTATGGGCTGAAGAAGTTGTTTAAATCTCCGGAGACTTTTTCTGGACACCGGTTTTTTGATGAGGTGGTACGGCCTTTGTACCTCTCTTTTATAGCCTACAAGAGCAAGGATTTCACAAACGCTTTGTGTTGGGCCAAACACTGCGCAGCCAAAGACTGGGGCCGGGCTGCCACGGAGTGGCTGAAGCGCCGTCCTAGTTATCTTGACACATAAGGGAGCCCTACACCTTGAGGATTGGTACCAAGATCCTTTTGTTTGGGACTCATAATTTCTTGCTTCACCCGCTTCTGGTCCTTGTAGCCACACGGATCATTTGGGGCTGCTGGCCTGGGTGGAGAGGGGTTGTTTGTATTATGATTCATGATTGGGGTTACTGGGGCAGTTCACACATAGATGGGGAACCACAGAGTGATGGGCACCCGAGGTTGGGGGCTGAGATTGCTGGTTGCTTGTTTGGGCTGAAGTATCGTAAGGTGGTGATGTACCACTCCAGAACTTTGGCTAAATTGGACAAGGAGCAAACTTCTTGGCTCTGTTGGCCTGATAAAGCTTTTTGGCTCCTTATGCCCAATTGGTTAATTAGCCTGTTGTGCAAGTTGTCTGGGGAGCTTCAAGAGTATGAACAGACTCCTTACCACTGTGGTTTTGGATTTGACCCGGAGAGGTGGAAGAGGCAGGTTGATAGCTGGTTGAAAGCGGAGGGGATTGATTTCTTGGGCAAGGTGCCTACCCGTTGGAGGTGTTTGATCTCATACAAAGGGGAAACAGATGGGATTGAACCCGTCTCTGCGCCTTAGCAAGGACCGTAAGGTCCAAGTTGAGGAGTCAGCTTTGAAATTGTTTTGGTATTGGGTTTGCGAGCGCCACAATATATTTCTCCGCCGCGTGGTCCAAAAACTCCTTCCCCCTTGGACAAAAGACCTGGTGCTATCCTCTGTGTATTTTACACACCCGTATCGGGAACTGGACCGGTTGACACGGTATCTTATACTGAATATCCTCCCGCACATTAGGGAGGACCCAAATATGGTTATTTTCAATATTTGGGTGTATCGGTTCTTCAATTTGATTGAGACCTTTGAGTGCTTGGGCGGTTACTCCAATTATTGGGACAAAGGTCAGGCTCGGGGGACTCTCTTTCAACGTCAGCAGCAGGGTCAAAAGATCTACACTGGGGCTTTTATGGTCAATTCGGCGGGGTCTAGGCCGGGTCCGGGCGGGAAACTGGATTTGGTTTTGGACAGGATCGACTGGGTATGGAAACGGATGCCAGAGTATGGAGAAGAGATTAGAGCTTGTAAGACCATGGAAGAGGCCCATAAGATGATCGACAAGGCCCCTGGAGTGGCTGGGTTTCTGGCTTATGAGATGTTGATTGATATGTGTTACGATCCAAGGGTCCTACCGTTTTCTGAGGATGAGTGGGTGAATGTAGGACCAGGTGCCAAGCTGGGGTTGAGCTTCTTGTTCCCAGACATTGAAATGAGCAAGGCGGATTGTGTTTCCGCTTTGAACTGGCTGCGTTGGAACCAGAGGGAACAGATTCATTCCCTGGATCTTTGCCTTTCCGGGCCGGAATTGACCTTAAGGAATGTGGAGCACTCATTGTGTGAGTTTTCCAAATATTTCCGTGGATTGAATGGGGGAAGGGGAAAGCGCCGGTATCCTCCCCCGGGCCGGCAACCTAATGAGGATTATTCGTTGTGGAAAAGGCTCCCGGAAAGATTTAGTTATGGGAGGTGTTGGGTAGGGTGTGGAGATTGAGGTGATGATTGTGAGGTGTCCATTACCTATTCAGAACCGTGCTTGGGTGGTGGTGAACCTCCGGGGCTCTGGGGGGTCAGGCAAGTCCTACGTGGCTAGAGCATTGATTGAACAGCTTCACGGTCAACCTATAAAAAACCAGGAGGGTAAAACAGAAGGCTACAAACTGGATCACAATATCTATGTAGTAGGGCGGTATGAAACTCCTTGTGGGGGTTGTGATACCATTAAAACCAGGGAGGAGGTCATAGGGCGGGTCAGAAGGTATGCCCGACTTGGAAACGTGTTTTTTGAGGGGTATGTGGTATCAAAAACTTATTCCACTTATGTGGAATTGGATAGGAGTCTGGGTGGTATGATTTGGGCGTTTTTGGACACCCCGCTGGAGGTTTGTATTGAGCGGATTTATCAGCGCCGGGGTGGAGAGAAAACCAGACTTATTAAGAACGCGGAGGTATCTTACGCTTTTGTGGTGAGGTCCAGGGAGAAAGCCATTAGCGATGGGCTAAACGTCTGGGACATTCCTTATCAGAATAGTGTTGATGCAGTCCTTGGGTTGTTTAGATTGAGTGGTGACTGATGATTGGCCTGGTGAGGAGGGGAACTCCTATTGAGCCATACTACCTGGGGTGTGGCCGGAGGGTCTGGGTAAAGAGAGAAGATTTGTGTGTAGATGAGGCCCATTTTAGCAAGCTGAGGGGGGTGGCCGCTCACCTTGAATCAATTCAATCCTCTGTTATTGGGGTGTTGGATACTGCACACTCTAAGGCTGGATGGGGGGTGACTTATATAGCCAGGTCGCTGGGCAAAAGGGTTGTGGCGTACTACCCCTGCTATAAGGGTGAAATCAATTTGAGGGAGAACCAGAGGAACGCAGAGCGGTTGGGCGCAGAGTTGGTTCCGTTACCGGCAGGGCGGAGTTGTATTCTGTATCACTGGTCAAAGGCTGATCTTCAGATCCGTTACCCGGCTGATTCCTATATGATGCCGAATGCGCTCAAATTGGAGGAGTCCGTTCAGGAGACGGCTCTGGAGGTGAGTACAGTTCCGGGCGTTTTTTTCCAGGATAGTTGCGTTTGGGTGGTATCGGCGTCCTCTGGGACGTTGGCAGCCGGGGTGATCCGGGGGCTTTATTGGGCTAGTTCCAAGGCAAAGGTGATTGTTCATCTGGGGTATTCAAGACCCTCTAGTGCGGTGTTGAGGTATCTTTATGGTAAGAGTGGTGGTTTCCCCGGAATCCCCAATGTGGAGTTGGTGGATGAGGGCTACCAATATAAGGATTTGGTCAGCGCGGAGACCCCTTTTCCGTGCAATCCGTATTATGATCTGAAGGCCTGGAAGTGGCTAAACAATAACCCTGCGGTGCTTAATGGGTGTAGTAGAGTTTTGTTCTGGAACATTGGATCTTAGGGTGGGGGGAATCTGATGATTGAATGGAGAGAGCCAATGACGGTTCGCAATCCTGTTTCTGTGGAGAGGCCCGGAGTCCCGGACCTGCTGGATGAAGACCTGGTGAACTTGGAGCACGTAGAGACCCCTCCGGAGAAGCCCAAGTATGATCGGTTTATGCGGACAGAATCTCACGTAAAACAGGATTGGGTGGTGGACCCGGAGACCGGATGGAGGTATGAGTATTGGGACATCGGGATGACCAGGAATTCCACAAGGAAAAAGATGACCAAGGTTTTCTTGGAGCCTATCCCACATATTGTCTTGAGTCAAGATGTACCTCTGAGGGGTTGGTACGAGTCTAAGTTTGAGCCTAAAAACGTGAGACCGAGACCTTGTTTCACCGAGTCAATTCTCACTTCCCCTTATGGGGGCTTTTGTAGCGTGGGCTGCGCATTTTGCTACATAAATAATGGGGTGAGAGGCTACCGGGGGCAAGGTGTGACAGTGGTTGATCCATCTTACCCGGACAAAATCAAGAGACAGTTGACCGGGATGAGGACGGGAGCGGCAGTGTATATGTCCTCATTCATTGATCCATTCCTTGAGTTGGAGGATTATTACCACAACACTGAGAGGACCGCTCGGGCCGTGGTGGAGGTTGGATTGCCGATTTACTTCTTGACTCGTAAACAGCCTCCGGTTTGGACGTTTGATCTGCTGAAGAAAAACCCGTACAGCTATATGCAGTTTTCTGTTAACACCCCATCCAGCGATGACTGGAGGAGGCTGTCTCCTCGGGCAGTCCCTTTGGAAACTATGATGGAAAACGTCCGTGCTATGCACGATCACGGGATATATGTTTCCATCCAAGTAAATCCAATTGTTGCTGGGGTCACATCGAACGAGGAGATTGTGGAGTTGATCTACAAGTTGGCTGAGGTTGGGGCGGATCATTTGATTTTCAAATATGTGGAGATTGTGTACCCGGCTGCTCAGGCGATGATCCAACAAATTAAGAATCGGTTTCCGGGGCGGGCGGAAAGGTTTACATCGCTGTTCACCCAGAATATCGGTGGGGTAAAGACAGTTGACGAGGGCTACCGGAAAGCTGGTTTGGATCTGTTTATGAAAGAGACTAAGCGGGCCGGGGTTACAATGTCCGTTTGTTATGAATACGAGTATGAGCGGGGCAAGGATGGGTCTGTGGTTTCAAAAACTGGCGTATCAAAGGGAAGGCAATACACTACATCGGATCAGTGCCACGGGCACCGGGTTCCTGTATTTTCCAGGCCCTTGGGGGATGTCTTGTTCAAACCAATGGAATTTTGCCACAAATCTGGTTGCCTCCATTGCGCGGATGACCAAGGGGGAGAGGAGAAAGTGCCCTGTGGAAACCTATTATTGGCTAAGGCCCCGGCCTTGGACCCGGATATGTTGAAGGCTGTAGCGGATCTTAGCTTAAAAAAATTTGTGAGGAGCCCAATATAGGCGGATTCGGGGGCACTGGTGAAAGAGCTTGACCCTAAGATATTCCACGATATCCTTACATTTGGTAAGCTCCTAGTGGACACTAAGGACATTGATCCTATCTACCCCCTGTTGTCTAATGTGATAGAGAGGGAGGGGCTAGTCCAGGAGGACGGGCTTTGGCTTTCGTTTTTGTATCTCTTCTACTACAATGCAGCCTCTGCTTGGGCCACGTTCCAGGAGTTCCCCAGGATGTTGAATATTATGACGGATCAGGGAGAGGGGGCGTTTCGAGACTGGGAGAAAGATAATCGGGCTGGACTTTCTATTGGAATGGAGCGCCGGGGGCTCCGGGGGGGTAAGGTGGTACCGGTTGTTGCCTTTTTGGCCAGGATGATAGGGCCGGGGAACCTCCTAAACTGGTTGTCTGACGGGCTAGGCGGGGACCGTAGGCAGAATTATGAGGTTTTGTGGGTTAGGGTGCAGACCCTTCCCCAGGTGGGACGCTGGGCCGCATTTAAGTGGCTTGATTTGCTCCTTCATGTTCACAATTTCCACCTGGAAACCCCGGATATGAGGATATCCCACTGCTCTGGTCCAAGGCAGGCTTTGGAGGAACTATACCTGGGGGGTCATAACCCGAGGCAGGATTCAGATTATATATTCTCGCTTAATTGTTTGGGTATGAGGTTAAAAGATCAACTTGAATCCTGTGGGCTTCCCTTAACGTGGGATGAATTGGAGACTGTCCTGTGTAATTTTCACAGTTTGTGCTACGGGAGGTATGTGGTTGGGCACGATATAGATGAACACCTTGGGCACACTCTCCTTGGGATCGGGGACCAAAGTTCTTGGATGGAAGCTCGGGGCCGCGTCTTTGACCCATGCCTTTTGGGTGAACTTCATGGTTGGACTGGAATTAGAAAGCCTTTGTTAGGTTTGTATAGGGATAATGGTATCATTTACAACCCTTTAACAGATGATAATGGGGGTGGATACGTTGGAAGAGGATAAGATTGTGAGAGGTGTCCGGGAGGGTTTGGGAAGCTTATTGTCGCAGGAGATCTGCTCGTCCTTGGAAGCCCTTTCACAGGACATTGCTGTGGGTGGGACGGTAGAGTTCAGGAATATGGATTTGCCTAGTGTGTCCCCACCAGGGGTGGATGATCTTGCCAGAGCGTTGTTTTTTGTTGTGAACCTCTACGCTTTGAAAAACCCAAAATATGGAGACAGTTGGTGCCGCCGTGGGGGGCACGGAATTTTCCACAATGTGGCTAGGAAATTTGATCGACTAGAGCGGGCGGAGCTAGAGGGGGCTGTTTTCGAGATGGATGAGATTGTGGATTTAGCCGTGTATTCTTGGCTTCAGTTGGCTTGGCACTTGAGCCATCGCACGGAAGACTTTGAGGCTTGGGTCCGGAGGGTATTCACTCAGCCTTGAGATTTACTGTAATTGCTTCCACCGGGAACCCCTCAACTTCCTAACTAGTTGTTTTCAAATCAGTTGTAAGCCCTCCGGGAGCGGGCAATCTTTTCTCTGTTCTCCCCTTCAACCCTACAAATTTCCTCCAACCTGTTGATATTCCAACCTAAAAAACTTAAAAATACCTCTTTACTTTCCGTGCCCGGGAACGTGTATTATAGTCAGGATGGTAAACTTCAAACAAGGAGGAAGGGCAATGGGGCAGAAAGCTTACATCCAGCGGGCCGGTGGGACCTGGGAGAGTTGGGTGTACACTGAGGAGGGCCGGTTGTTCGTCTGGAACCACAGCCTGGCTGCTCTTCGGAGGTTTTGGGAGCGGAGAGGGTATTTAATTGTTCTAATTGAGGAGGATGTGTGATGGATATGCAGGATTAGTTTTTTTATCTTATAGGAAGGGAGGTGAGTTTTTCGTCTGTGGGGTATCTCTATAAACAAGGAGGAAGGGTGATGGTTGAAGGGAAAGAGTCGGTGGTGGCGTATTTTGTGGTGGTGGGGCCGAGCGGGGTGACCAAGATCCATAGGTGTGAGCGTGGTGAGGAGGCTATGGATTATTTCCATGCCTACGTGACTGGGGATGATGAGGTCCCTATGGCTCTGTCCGAGGGGTTGATGTCCCATATGCCTGGGGGTGGGTTGGCAAATACATGGAATGTGCTCAACCCGATGAACCCTGTCAAGAAGTTTTCAGACCAAGTCACTGGGATTGGTCGCATTATGGATTTCTTGGCCCAAATCCACGTTGCTTTGGGGGATTACTCTTTGGGCTCAGAACCAGAGGCCGTGAAGGAGACCAAGCCCAAGGCCGTGAAGGAGACCAAGCCCAAGGCCGTGAAGGAGACCAAGCCCGGGACCGAGGGGAAGAGGCAGCCGTCTCTCCCCCCAGGCTCTAAGCCTTGCCCCCGTTGCCGGAGAGAGGGGGTCCGGAGGGCTGCTTCCTTCTTGGTGGTGGGAAAATATCCCCTTCTGGGGTTTCCTAAAACAGGAGGTTTTGCCCCTATCCAGGGTTTACTCTGCAAAGAGCATATCGAGACAATGAAAGGGGCTGGGGCTCAGTTGAAGCAGTACCCGATTGAGCAGAAAGCGAAGCCGGGGATAGAGGCCCCGGAGCGGCAGCCAGTTTCTGGGGACTAGGGCACGGTTTTTCTGACTTTGTGGGCGGATTGCTAAGGTTGGGGAGGTGGGCAATCCGCCCTTTTTTCTGTTGTAGGAGGGCTGTATGCTGAAAAGGAAAAACCCGCACGCCGTGGAACTGGGAAAACTTGGGGCTGCAAAGGGTGGACGGGCTCGGGCCAGGAAGCTGACCCCAGAACAACGCTCTGAGGGGGCTCGGGTAGCATCCATGGCTCGTTGGGAGCGGTATCAGGAGCAACAACGGGATGCCAAGGGTACCAAAGCCTAGTCGGGTTGTTAAGCCTAGTCAGTTGTCTTGTCCTGAGTGCGGGGCACCTATGATACGCCGTAGCAGCCACTATGGTATGTTTTACGGTTGCTCCAACTACCCGGCTTGCAAAGCCACTCATGGAGCTCACCCTGACGGTAAGCCATTAGGGAGGCCAGCTGATAAGGCAACCCGTTTAGCCCGCATCAGGGCACACCGCGCATTTGACTCTCTGTGGATTCCCCGCCACATTATGACCAGAGACCAAGCCTATGATTGGCTAAAAGAGGTTATGTCAGTTGTGGAGCCGGAGGCTCACATAGGATCTTTTTGTAAAGAGCAATGTGATATGTTGATTGATTTGGCCAGGGCCAAGCTCCACGGTTGGGTGGATGGCTTGGGCCGGAAGGCTGTAGGCTAACGTCATCGACTCCGGATGAGATTGATGATATGTTGGAGTCTATCCAAGCCCACTTTACTTCTTACCTGTCTGATCGGGAAGATCAATTCATTATTGATATAACGGATCGGTGGGAGCGTTACCGCCGGTTGACTCCTGGGCAGGTTGGTTGGTTGGAGGATATATTTGAGAGGTTTGCCAGGGGTGACCACTTGAGGAGGGGTAGCCCATGACCTAGCCGGTTTAGCATGACCAAACCCATGACGTAGTGAGGGTGTTTTTGAAATTGACTTTTTTAGTTTTCAGTAGGTTACGGTGAAAATCCAAGAGATCATGACGTAGATGACTTCCCCGCAAGGTGACGAGAGCAGGAAACGGAAACGGGCTCCCAGGGTAATTTTTGATGACATTAAGGTGATACCATCTAAGGTGCTAGAGGATTACTTGAGGACTAGGTCATTGGAAAAGACCGCGCTTATTTGGAGGATAGGTCCAACTACCGTGAAGCGGATTGTGGAGCTACAGGGGGGGCTCATTAATGAGAGGGGCCGACCAAAGGACGATGTTTGGGGGGATGGGGAAACACCATGAACCTGCTGAACCTGCTGGAACCTGGATTGGACCCAAATAGCTTAGAATTCTCTTTGGGCAACGCTCTGTGGAAGGTTGGGGCCACATTTGTGGAGCACCGGGGGGAGCGATCAGTATATAGCGTTAAGGGCAAGCTCATCACTTTGCCTAACAAGTTGAGTAATTCAAGGCAATTAAGGCTTTGGGAGGAGTTTGTTAAGAGGGCCGCAGACGGTAGGTTGGATAATCCACCTGACCTTGTTCAAGAGGTCCCAGTGCTACGTAGTCGGCGCGGGAAGGCCGCCGGTTTTCTGCCCGACTGGGAAAGGCTTCGATTGATTGTGGAGTACTTGGGGCAGGTTAAACCCACTGGAAAAAGTGTATCGGAGTTGCGGGATTATTTCCGGTGGAAACCATTAAGCAGTGGGTCCTTGTCCAGAGTTTTAAAGTTGGGAATATCTACTGGGGTATTGTTTTGTGGTGGTCTAAAGAGGGGAGGCAACCGTTATTTTTTAGTGGATGAATACCATTCTGAGCCTGAAAAGCAGCCGGTAGAGGTTGACTACCAACAGCCTGACAGGCCTGTGGAGATCCTAGAGAAGACCGTTTTGGAAGTCAACAACGACGATGTGCTGGAGAAGATCCGTGAGATTCTGGAGGCTTTTCAGCATAGGGCTTCTCATGCGGGCTCCGACTGGTCAACCTTCCAGTTGGGGAAGATTGCCGGTATCTTAGAGATAAGGCCAGGCTCTGAAAGAGGGGGAAAAGAATGAGATTTATTAAAGACTGGAGGTTGAGAGGGGGGGGCTCGTTAACTTCTTTGGGACTAGATGGGGTCACCTATTTCCCTTCCCGCAAATCCAATTTACCAAGACCTCTGTGGGATTGTTTTGCCTGGAACGATTGGGTTGTTTATGCTGTGTTGTTTGGGATTGTTATTACTGTGCTAGTATCCAGCCTTTGGGTTTGGAGGTGAGTTGTGTGGGAGATTCGGAGCGGGGATCAACTTCCTTATGTGTGGGGCCACGTGGAGGAGTTCATTGAGAAGAGGGGGGATGGTGAGGAGGACTTGGGGTTTGTGGTCCCTACAATTGAACTGTTAATTCCTATCCAGGAGCCAGTCAAGAGGGTTGGCCCAAAGGGTATCCCTATTGTAGGCGGGGGCCTGGTGCAGGTGAGGCGGAGGCCGCTCTGGGTGGGCACGCCTTGGGCCTTCAAAGGGGAATTGTGGAGGTTGGAGGGGCTGCCTTCCCCGGAGGAGGAGTTGAAGATCCAATGGTTGAGGGTGTTTCCCTACGATGTGGCCAAGGTCCGGGGGGGAGGGGCCGCCTTAGCCTCCATAACGGATGGGAACGGTTGACTATAAGAGATTGGGGGGAGAAAGTGTTTAATGATTTGGGCTCCTGGGGCTCTGCTATCCGAGAGGAAGCAGACCAGCGTCTCTGAGGCTGGATTCGAGGCTCCCACGAGCCCACTGGTTGCCCCGGCTGTGTGGAGCGAGAACACGGAGGCTTCGGCCGTCGATGTGCGCGATGAAGCCAGCCGGGGCAACTGAAGGGAGAAGAGGGGTGGAACTACTTGACGATTACTTTGCACTGCAACAGCAGATTTATGACCACTTTGGCTACCGTGAAGATTGGCGAGTTATTCCGCTCTATGACTCCCGCGAATACTTCTGGCGCGTCCAAGGTGATGGGCCGGGCGAGGTACACTATGCCAAGACGGAGCAGGAGCTTGCCAACGCAACCGGCGACTACTACGTAAATGAGATTTACACACAGCGGTTCCTGCGAAAGTGGGTCTATCGCGCCTCCGACTACACGATGGTTTGCGTGGACACTCACACAGACGGCAACCAGTTCTTGCAAGTGTTTGACAACGAGAAAGAGCGACCGTGACCATGTGCTCTACATAGGTGTTTAGGACAGGGGGAAAGAATTGCCCCGGCTACGAGGCAAAGGGACTACACGTTGGCTCCAGAAAACTGCACCACGAGAGAACTTTTGCAAAGTCCTATTTTCAATCTAGCTCTATGCGAGCGGTGCGGGTGGAGTAAAAGAACAGAGGAAAGATTCCTCCGTGACCCGAATGTAAAGGAACTGTTTGATAGAATCGTGCAGGCTCATCGCTGCGAAAGAGAACAGGAGAAAGCATGAGCCTGCAATGTTGAAAGCTCCATTTCCATGGTTTGGCGGGAAGTCCAAGGTCGCCCCGATCGTTTGGGAGAGATTCGGCAAGGTGGCCAACTATGTGGAACCGTTCTTCGGGTCGGGAGCCGTGCTCTTGGGACGGCCGCAGACATTCTCAGGAATCGAAACAGTGAATGACAAAGACGGATTTGTTGCCAATTTCTGGCGGGCTCTGCAACAGGAACCAGAGAGCGTAGCCAAGTACGCTGACCAACCAGTCAACGAGAATGATCTGCACGCCAGGCACATATGGCTAGTTTCACAGAAAGAGTCTCTGGTTGCTCGGCTAGAGGGCGATCCAGAGTTCTACGATTCTAAAATCGCCGGTTGGTGGGTCTGGGGGATCTGCTGCTGGATTGGGAGTGGATTCTGCTCTGGGAAAGGCCCGTGGGGCACCGTGGAAACCGAGGATGGGGCTTGGCAACTGGTCCACTTGAGGAACGCGGGCAGGGGGGTGAACCGGCAACTGGTCCACTTGAGGAACGCGGGCAGGGGGGTGAACCGGCAACTGGTCAATCGTAATTCTGGCGGACTCTACGGGTGGATGCAGGACCTTGCGGAAAGGCTACGATATGTCCGCGTCTGCTGTGGGGATTGGTCCAGGATATGCGGCCCATCCCCGACATACACGCAAGGACTGACTGGGGTGTTTTTGGACCCGTCGTATTCGGGCGATACGGGGCGGACTCCTGACATTTATGCTGTTGACGATTTGAGGGTTGCGCCTCTTGCCCGAGGATGGGCGATCCAAAACGGTCAAAACCCTCTGCTACGTATTGCCCTCTGTGGCTATAAGCCAATGGAGATGCCACCCGGATGGAGCGCGGTCAATTGGTCTAGTAAAGGGGGCTATGGAGTAGGTAGGGGTGGCACCGGTGAGAAGAATAGGCACCGTGAGGTTGTTTGGTTTAGTCCATTTTGCATTGTTCCTCACCGTGAGCCGGTGAGGTTTGACGGGGGTTAGGAAGAGGATATGGGATTAAAAAATGACCGTTGGATTCTGGATCAGTCTTCCAGGTACAAGATGATTGACCCGTTTGAGCCGCAGCAGGTGTCACAGTACTGTGGGAGGTGTGGACCTTTGCCGTCTGAGCCTACTGAATGCCGCCACATAGAGGAGAGGAGAAGAGTGGTGTCATATGGGCTTTCCTCCTACGGGTACGATACCCGGGTGGCGGATGAATTCAAGATATTCACAAATATCAACTCCACGGTGGTGGACCCTAAATGTTTTGATCAGAAATCCTTTGTGGACTTTAATGGGCCTGTGTGCATTATCCCACCCAATTCATTTGTGCTGGGTCGCACTGTGGAGCGGTTCCGAATTCCACGGGACGTTTTGGCCATCTGCTTAGGAAAGTCCACTTATGCCCGCTGTGGGGTTATCATGAATGTGACCCCGTTTGAGCCTGGTTGGGAGGGGTACGCCACTGTGGAGATTTCCAATACTACTCCCCTGCCTGCCAAAATCTATTCCCACGAGGGGATTGCTCAGGTGATCTTCTTCGAGGGGGATGAGCCTTGTTGGGTAGATTATTCCCAGCGGAAGGGCCGTTACCAGAACCAGGAGGGGGTTGTCCTACCGAAAGTATGAGCAACTAATTTGCCGGGAGTTCCAAACAGAGAGATTGAGCCGCTGTCAGGTGTTCGCAAAAAAGAGAGTTCAATTGCAAGCAAGCAGTGCCGCGCCAGGAGGTGATGAGATTTGATTAAAGTCGTCCCCTTGGAGGTCAAGCGTGTCTACTTGGAGACTGGCTCCGTGGAGGTCACGCGCCACCAGTTCGGGATTGGCTACAGGGAATGCGCGCAGATTCTTCGGCACCAGGGGCTCGAACCCAAGCCGCAGCAGCCGGCCCGGAAGGCAGCCCTCAAACGCTGTGCCAGGTGCGGCGTCCGTAAGCCGCTCATGGAGTTCTCAAAGTGTACGAAATCCCAGGATGGTCGGCAGTCGTATTGTCGCTCCTGCGCGGTCGAGGCGAAGGCTGGGAAGCTGGGAGGTCCCTGTACACGGAGTCCACGGCGGAAGGCGGCCAATCCCCAGGTGGACGCCTGGGGACGCAAGCCGAAGATTTCACAGGAGCGCCAGGAGAGAGTCAAGCTCGAACGGCAAGTCAAAGCCGGTGGACCACGGGGTGACCAGGCCGCCGAGGAGCTTTACAAGCGGTATAGGGTAACGTACCCAGGGAAAAATGGGGCGGTGGTGATGATTGAAGTTGTTGGGGACCTTTGGGATCAGCCGGGCTGGCGGGTTGTTACCACGAGCGGTTCTGTCCGTAAGGATGGGGCTGCTGTGATGGGGAGGGGGGTGGCTCTGGAGGCAAGGAAATTGTTCCCACGCTTACCGTTCCAGTTGGGCATTAAAATCCGCCGGGAGGGGAATAGGGTGTTCCCTTTCCCCGAGTACCGTCTTGTAACTTTCCCGGTGAAACGCTATTGGTACGAAAAGGCAGACCTTCATTTGATAAGGCAGAGTTGCGTTGAATTAAAGGTCTTGTCCCGCCTGCTTTCACCTCAGATGAACGTGTATATGGTTCGCCCGGGGTGCGGGAATGGTGGGTTGTCCTGGGGCGTAGTCAAACCCGTGTTGGAGGAAGTATTCCAGGGGCTGGATTTTATCGTTTTGGTAGAGAGGGGGTAAACTGTGGGGGCATTTTGGTTGTGGTTTGATCAACTTCCGGATCTTTACGTGGGGGTGTTTTTTGTGGCGGTTGTGGTTGGATGGGTTTTGTTTTCTAGGCCGAGGGGGAAATAGTGTGATGCAAACTTACCACAATGCTGAGGCTTTTTGCTTAATGCAGTACCAGTGTGATATATGCCACAATATCGTGCAGGATGTTTCTACTGGGGGGACCGGGCGGGTGGAGATTCGGTTTGTGGCTGGTGCCGACGGGATTGATCGGGAGCAGCCCTCGGGGGGCGGCGCCAGTGAAGAGGTTCCGCCCGAGGAGAAAGCTTTAGACCAGGGCTTTTTAAAAGCCCGGAAGATCCTAACCTATTTGGAGGAGCAGGGGCACCTGCTGGCTTCAATGGAGATTTACCCGGATGGGAGTTGCCAGTTGAAGATTGTGCAAGAGTTTACGAGTGAGTTGCGAAGCCGTTTGTCGGATTGGCTGTTTTCTAAGCGGTGGGAAGTGCGGGAGGGAGATAGGCCGTCGGACGATTTAACGGTCTGGGTATTGACGTCTTGTGGGGGGTTGTTGAGGTAAATTAGTGTTCAGTTTTGTGAAACTGGCGTAATAACCTTCCTGTAGAGGGCCTTACCTGCCGGGGCCGTAGCGGTTTTTCACTTTACTTCTGGCGGGCGCGGGGTTAGTTTCTCTTCTTAAGGGGTGAAACAGCTGAATTGAGGAAATCTGGCCGGCAACAGCCCAAAACTGCCAATTCTGACAACCAAGTGGCCAAACGGCTACTCCTACCACAACCGCTGCCACCTGCCAACAACGGGGATCACCCTTCCAACAACAAAGAGAAGAAGCCATTTGGGGGCCGCAACGAATGGACCCTACGGAAGGGTGATCCCCGGTCCCTCCGAGTCTCACAAAGGGGCGGGGATTCCAAGCGGCTGCTCAAGCAAATTATTAAAGCCAGCCGTTATGAAGAGCAGCCGTCCCGGGTCATATACAAAAAGGTGGAAAGGGCGGAGATCAAGATAATGGCCCGGGCGTTCTTGGGACAGCCCGACTACCGCCGGTGCCTACTTCAGAGGATCAACGCTGGGGAGGCCCAGCACATCGAGTTGCTGTTGTGGCACTACGCCTATGGGAAACCTGTGGAGCGCCAGGAGATCAAGTTTCAGGATGTGACCAAGCCCAAGCTGGATGCCACTAAGCTGACCGATGAGGAGCTACGTGAACTGGACCGCCTGCTGGAGAAGTCTGCTGTGCAGCCGGAGCCGGGGGAAGGAGAGGATGGACACAACTGCCCGTTGGACTATGAGCCGTCCCCGTTTGACCCGGTGGAGGTAAAGGCCGCAAAGGGTGGGTCTGGCGGTACGGGGAAGGAGCCTTGGGATTGAGCCAGCTGGGTTATTTTGATCAATTGATTTTGTGTAAAAGGGGGGATGATATGGGAGTTACGATTGACGAGAGAATGTATGTGGCTCAACTCCGGGAGGCCGTTGATGGCCTGAACAAAATTCTCTCCTTGGGGAGGGAGAGTGGGATTGATGTGGTGTTAGAATATGAGAGGTTTGAGGTAGCTCGGGTTGGTTCCCCCTCAGATCTTCCGATTTCTGTGGTCAATATCAAGAGGGTGGGCCGGAGTCTTATCTAGCCACATTGGGGAGCCTTGGGACCGAGAAGATGACGCCGGTTGCTGAGTCAGAAACTAGGGAGGGGATCTTTTACCTGGAGGCCGATCCATCCGAGGTCAAAAAGGAACTGGCTACCCGCCACCTGTACGATTTTGCAAAGCAGGCTTGGAAGGTGGTAGAGCCTTCCACCCCATTTGTGCCAAATTGGCACTTGAAAGCTTTGTGTGAGCACCTAGAGGCTGTGACCCGTGGAGAAATCCTTCAGCTGATGATCAATATGCCACCCCGGTTCTCCAAGAGTCTGTTTGTCTCAGTGTTCTGGCCTGCCTGGGTGTGGGTCCGTTACCCGGAGAAGCGGTTCCTGTTTTCCAGCTACAACTACAACCTGTCTATCCGGGATAATGTCAAGTGCCGCCGTATTCTGGAAAGCCGCTGGTACCAATCCTTTTGGGCGGAGAAGTTCCGGATGACATCCGATCAAAATGAAAAGAGCCGGTTTGAGAACGACCACACCGGTGTCCGCCTGGTAACGTCCGTGGGCGGTTCTGGAACCGGGGAGGGCGGGGACTTTATCGTTTGTGACGACCCCCACAATATCAAGGACGCCCACAGCGAGGGCTCCCTAGAGGAGACTTGCTCCTGGTGGGACGAAGTGATGACGTCCCGGGTGAACGACCCCTTGCGGTCCTCTAAGGTGATAGTGGCTCAACGGGTGGGGTACAAGGACCTTTGTGGGCACCTGCTTAGGAACGGTGGGTTTGACCACTTGTGCCTGCCGATGGTGTACGAAAAAAGGGTGGACTCCAAGCGGCCTGCGACTAGTATTGGTTGGGAGGACCCGAGGCGTAAGACTGGGGAGCTATTGTGGCCGGAGCGGTTTCCGCCGGGGGTGGTGAAAGAACTCCGCAAACTGGGTTCTTACGTGTTTGACTCCCAGTATCAGCAACGCCCAGGCTCTGAGGCCGGGGAGATACTGAAGGAGGTCTGGTGGCACTACTACAACGCTCTGCCCCTGGTTTTTGATGAGATAATTCAGAGTTGGGACGCCGCTTTCAAGGACTTGAAAACTTCTTCCTTTGTGGCTGGGCAAGTGTGGGGCCGCCGGCAGGCTCAGTTCTACCTGCTGGACCAGACTAGGGACAAATTGGATTTTGTGGGCACCTGCAAGGCCATTGTCCAGATGACTGAGAAGTGGCCCAAGGCCACCAAGAAGCTAGTGGAGGATAAGGCCAACGGGCCGGCAATTATCAGTAGTATGAGGCAATCGGTGGTCGGGTTGATCCCCGTCAACCCGGAGGGCAGCAAGGTGGCCAGGGCTTACGCGGTGAGCCCATTGACGGAGGCCGGTAACGTGTTCCTGCCTAACCCACAGGCGGCCCCGTGGGTGAAAGAATTTGTTCGGGAGTGTAAACAGTTCCCAGGGGGGGAATACAATGACCAAGTGGACGCGGCGACCCAGGCTCTTAGCTATTTGGGTTTGGGAAAGGTTTATCACTCCCCGGAGGCAGCCCCCACAGTGGTAGGGAAGCGGGTCTCTTATTGGGGATTGGGAGGGAAATCCCGGAGAGGGTGAAGTGGGAGGGACGGATTGTGGGAGAGTTGGCTTTTCTTATTTCTTTGGATTTGTCTGTGAGGTTGGTGGGGGTGGGTAGTGAGCAGGCTGAAGTCCGCTGCCAACTGTACCCGGAGTTCCCGGTGAGAAGCCTGTTGGAGGAGGACGCTATGGGGGGCTACCTGCACAAGGAGCGCATTTATGCCAGATCTGGGCAAGTGCTTAATGTCCCGGGGCACGGAATGATTCGGATCTTTGTGGAAAAGTTCAATGGGGCTTAATGTGGTGGCATAGGGTGGTGATTGAGGAGGGGATGGGAGATTGTCAAGGTGACAAAGCAGTCGGCTGAGGCAAAAGACAAGGCATCTGCTGCGGTAGACTTCTCAGAGTTGGGCCGTTCTGGGATTAGAGCCTACTCCGGGTGGATACGGGATGAGTTCCTGCTGGAGTTGCAGGGCTCCAGGGGGGCCAAGATCCTCCGGGAGATGTCCGATAATGATGCGGTGGTGGGGGCTATTCTGTTTTGCTTCAAAAGCCTGATCAACCAAACCTCCTACGTCGTTAAACCGGCCAGCAGTAGCAATGAGGAGGATAGGCGGGCCGCCGAGTTCCTGGACTCCAATATGCGGGATATGTCGTTTAGCTGGACAGATACTATCTCGGATTGCCTGTCTTTTCTGGAGTACGGCTGGTGTTTTCAGGAGTTGGTTTACAAGAAGCGTTTGGGCGATTCCCCTGGGAGTGAGTTGGACCCTAACACTGGTGTGGAGATCAAATTACCTCCTAGCCGTTACGATGATGGGCTGGTGGGGTGGAGAAAGATTGTGTCTAGGGCTCAAAGCTCTCTGTGGAAGTGGGACATGGACCCGGCGGGGGGAATCCAGGGGATGAAGCAGCGGGCTCCGGCGGACAACCGGCTGCGTACTATCCCGATTGGAAAGGCCCTGCTTTTCCGCACCACCACAGCCCGTAACAATCCAGAGGGCAGGTCTATCCTCCGGAATGCATACCGCAGCTGGTTCTTCAAGAAGAAAATTGAGGAGATTGAGGGCATTGGTATTGAACGGGACCTAACTGGGCTCCCGGTGATTATCCCCCCGGAAAACCTGGACATATGGAACACAGCAGACGCTGACTCTGTGACGCTAAAAAATGCGGCTGAGGAGCTAGTCACTTCGGTTCGCCGGGATGAACAGGAGGGGGTGGTGCTCCCCTTTGGGTGGGAGTTAAAGCTGTTGACTACGGGGGGCCGCCGGCAGTTTGACACCAATGCGATTATTTCCCGGTATGATCAGAGCATCGCTATGACTACGGCGGCAGATTTTATTCTGCTGGGTCATCAGCAAGTGGGTTCTTACGCTCTGTCCTCTGATAAGACCCATATGTTCTCGTTGGCCTTGGGGTACTACCTGGATATCATAACGGGTATCTATAATAGGTACGCCATTCCCCGGCTGTTCAGGCTCAACCCAAGCTTTAAGATCCGTGAGTTCCCGGTCTTGGAGCACGGGGATGTGGAGACGCCGGACCTGAAGGAGTTAGGGGCATATATCCAGAGCCTGTCCGCAGCGGGGGCTCCGCTGTTTCCGGACGATGGGCTGGAGAGTCATCTGCGCCGAGTGGCCAGCTTGCCGATATCTAAGCCGGTGGAGGGGGGTCACACTGGGGAGGAGTTGACTAAGGGCCACCCGGCAGCGGGGGGGTTTGAGTCCTGGGAGCGCGGGGACGGCCTAGACCGGGTAGAAGAAGGGTTACTGAAAGTTCAGGATGCCCTGAAGAGGATGTACCCGGAGTTGTCTGAGGAGTGGGAGGAGGGGGAGGATGAAAAACCCTAATTTAGAAGTGTGGAAGGTGAAAATGGAGGGGGTATGATAATGGATATAAAATTTGTCCTAGGTGTTTCGTTACTGGTTCCTCCCTTTGTAGTGATAATTACTTGGCTTATGGTTAAGGGGGGGCTAGTGGATGCCTTGAAGGCAGGGGGGTGTTGGTCATCGTTATGGTATGGGTAATGGCTTTGGGGGCTTGGTTGTTGGTTAGCTCTGAGGTATTTGCTAAGAAGCCCACTCGGCTTCTTGGTTCTGATGTAAAGTCGATACTCCAAATGGGCAGTGATCCTAGTCCGTCTTTTGAACACCTAGAACGGAGGACCAATTACCAGAAATGTGCTTGAGGAGGAACAGACTAAGGTCCTTTATGATCTGTGGGGTAGAAGTTGTTTAAGGCAGTCTTAACCATCGCTCTTGGGATAGCCTTGGCTCCTGTGATCTTGTTCCTCCTGTTTGAGTTGGTGTCGATTACCTACTTTGTCGTTGATGGATGGAACTCTGGGAGGGTGGTGTTTTGAGCCTGAAGTCTGTTTTGGAAAACCGCCGAGCCCTGGTTTTGAGGGTCTTTCAGCTGTCCGAGAGTCTTTTGGATACTGTGCGTAGGATACAGAAATTTGATCCTAACCAACCCAGGGATGCGGAGGGGCAATGGTCAGACGCTGGGGGCGAAGGTGTGGGGGGTGGTGGGTCTTCCTCAGTCACAATATCTACTAACACAGCGGCTAGTTTCAACACTGTTTTATCTTCTGCTTACAAGGCTCAGGGTGTACAGGATTGGGAAGCCGGAGATTATTTTGAGCAGTTACCTTACAAGGGGTACTTTGGAAATGGCAACTCTTTTCTTATCAACAGGGCCTTGCGTTCTGAGAGAAAGCTTGCAAGTGGCCAGAAGGATGTCCACGAATTTCTTTCCAGTAAGATTGGGACACATGGGATAACTGTCTCCAGTGACTCTACTTTGTATAGGGCTGTGGATGGAGTGTTTGCCTCTAAGCTGGTAGGGATGAAGGCCGGGGAATCTTTCCGGGATGGTGGTTGGGTGTCCGCTGCAGGCACTAAGGCTGCTACTAAACAATTTGGTGATGTGGTTATGAAGATCAAACTTGCTCCGCCTGGGCAAAAGGCTTTGGCTTACCGTCCGGAAACTGAGCTTCTATTTCCCCCAGGAAGGACTTTCACTGTTGGTTCTGTGAAGCAGTCTGGAAAGAAGACTTTTGTTGAGGTGGTAATGAGATGAAGAGGTATAGACCTGGCTACTTGGGAGAAGAGGGTCTGGACATTATAAATGGAGAAGTTGTGTTTGTGGGGGTGGAAGCCAATAATGCGACTTGGTATCATTACACTTCAAAGAGTTCAGCCGAAACAATTGTGAGGGAGGGGTTCAAGACTTCGGATGGTATATTTGGGCAAGGTGTGTATCTCACTGGCGATGAGTCGGGCTCAGGAATCAACCGGCAGTGGGTGGACACAAAGCTGAAGGTCTCCGTCCGGGCGGAGAAAACTTTAGAGGTTAATGGGTTTTCAGACTACCGAAAAAAGGTAGATGCCGCAGCGGAGGGTTTAGGCCCATCTTTTGCTGAGAAGGGGCCTCACGAGATCCTGGGGAAATTGGGATATGATTCCGTTCGTGTCAAGAATAGGGGTGGAAACGGTAAGGATTGGCTCGTAGCTTTCAAACCTTCTATTTTGAGTGCTGAGATTGTAAAAGGCGCTGGGGGCTCCGGGAATTATGGCCACACTGGACGCCCTGGTATGGTGGGTGGCTCCTCCGGGGGCCGGGGCTCCGGTGGCTTGGACTCTGCGGACCGGGCAGCCCGTGCTAGGGCCAGCTACAAGCCAGCCACCGCTGCCGCCCAGAGATTAGGGGAGGGGATGGAAAGCAAGTTGGCCTCTGCGATTGGAGGCCGTGGGCTCCCGGACAACGAGCCATTCGATGTGCTGAAGGGGAAGCATATGATCGAAGTCAAGACGATTGTGCGGGGCAAGAATGATAAGATCACTATGCACCCGGAAAGCCTCCGGAGGAAGGTGAAAGCGGTGAAGCAGGCGAAGGGGACTGCACACACCGTGGTGTTTGACGCCAGGGGCAAGCCGCCCAAGGTGTTTTACCAGGAGGGCCTGGGGAGCTTCCGGTTGAGGAGCATGAAGGAAACGAGCTTGGGGGAGTTAAAGGCGGTGTTCAAGTGAGCTATAGTATTTATGATTCACGTGGGTACGTAGGGGACTTGGCTACGGTGGAGGGGTTGAAGGAATTGCGAACGTTCCTGGCCTCTCAAGGGCAGGAGGCCAGTCAGTTGAAGATCCTGCTGAACAATGGGCACGTCCGCACCTCTGTAAAGCTGTTGGAGGAGTTTGGCAACCTGCCGGAGCCTGGGTCAGCTGATGTGAAGAAAACTTTGTTCAACCTTGAGGACTTGGTTGCTCAGTGTGAAGATATTGTTATCATAACCGATGGGGTGTTCGATGAAGGGGAGGGGACGGAGGCCACCGGTTGAGTTCACTTCTGGGGGTTGTTGCCCCCACAAAATTCCATAAGGAAAAACTGAAGTTCCCCCCTGATGAGGAACCTCACTACAAGGCAATCCACCGGGCTGCTGACCGGGCCGTGCCCTCTATGGTGACTGAGCTGGAGTGGGTAATAGAGGGGGTCCGTAGGGCTTTGGACCTGGGGCAGCTGGAGAGGGCCTTGTCTTTACGATCTTGGGCACAGGTGGAGCAGGCAATTCCACTCCAACAATTCAATGATTTTTCCTTGATTTACCGTCATATCGTGCGTGGGGTGATGGAGGAGGCTGCCAGGGCTGAGCAGCGCCTGATCAACCGGAAGTTTTCGGCTGCCGGCGACAGCGGGAAGGTAAGCAAGGCGGAGCCTCCCCGGGTGGTGGGCAGCCTGAACATTACTAACCCTGAAACACTGAAATGGATTGATGAGCACGCAGCGGAGCGTGTTACAGCAATTACAGAGGACACCAGGCAGTCCATTCGCACACTGGTTGGGAGGAGCTTCCGGGAGGGAATCCCTCCATGGGACACAGCCCGCTTGATTCGGGAGCACATTGGGTTGACTCCAAAGCAGTCATTAGCCTTGGCTAATTTCCACACAGGTTTGACCGAACAAGGGCTGCGCGATGATAAGGTACGGGCTCAGACAGAGCGGTATAGCCAGCGGCTAATTCGGGACCGGGCCTTGACAATTGCCCGGACGGAGACGATTACAGCAGCCAATACAGGTCAGCAGATGCTATGGGACCAAAACAGCAAGCTCCTACCCAAAGACCGCACCAAGAAAGAGTGGATTGTGACGCCGGACGATGCTCTGTGCCCCTACTGTGCGGCTTTGGGCTCTAAGCCACCAATTGTAGTGAATACGGAATTCAAATCAGAGATTGGCAACGTGATGAATCCCACTTTGCACCCACGCTGCCGTTGCGCTATAGGGTTGGTGTTTGAGCCCGCGCCGGAGGTGACTGAGGAGGAGTTAGAGGAAAAACCTCCGCCCGCTCTCCACCTCTCGGAACAGGCCCAGCAGCTTAGTTTCCATCGGGAAATACGGGCACGGATTGAGAAAACCCAACAAGAGGCGGTGCGTGAGAAAGTCCAATTTCAGCCTAATGAGGCTGAAGCACAATTGTTGCTGCGTTGGACTGGTAGCTCATACATCAAGCTTTTGAGTGGGTTGAGAGGAACTGTCCTTGATAGCAATCTTCAGTATCAGTTGGATACCCTTCGGGGTATGGCTGAAAAGTATGAATACAATGTGGCCAGAGGAACCCCGCTGTACCGGGGTATGAGTGGGGATGTTGAATCTCTTGGAAGATTCTTGCGTATGAAGAAAGGGGATGTAGTTGAAATAAACGATACTTTTTCAAGCTTTTCTTCCTCCAGATCTGCGGCATCTCAATTTTCTAGGGGAAGTGATGTTAGTGTACTTGTTAAATTAGATCACGAGTCCCCTTGGGGTTGGGATATCAAAAAGTTTTCTACGCACCGTTCTGAACGGGAGGTTTTAGTGCCGCGCACTACAGGCCGCGTGAAGTCAATTAAGGTAAAATCGCTGGCGGGTGGTATGAAAAGGGTAGAGGTTGTAATGGAGGCGGTGGAAAAGCCTCCTCAACTAGGGTACTACGGGCAGAGGTTGGGAGAGCGGGCGGTTTTGAGTGACGTACTTGAAGTTGGTGATATTGTGGGTAAAGAGGTAGACCGCCGGGCTGGATTACTAACTAAGGAGATTAGGAGCCGGGGAGAGGCTTTGCGGTCGGAAACATCCCGTTTGATGACTCAGTTGGCAAATCTGGGGAAGTTGCCAGACCAGACAGAAGCGATACGGGTGGAGACAAGGCGGTTAGTTAAGAAAATAGACCTTTTGTCCCAGGAGAGGCAGTTGCTTGCCACGTCTTATTCCAGTGTGGAAAAAGAAGCCCTTAAATCTGTACTCCAGGAGGTGCGCCCTATGGGCATAGGGGGCACGGTGGAGTCAGCTTACCCAAAAATGGCTGCTAACTCTGTGCGTGGTAAGAACCAAGTGACCCCTCTAAGACCAGATTTTGAGCAGCAGCCGGGCTGGGAAAAGCTTGAAAATAGTTTCCAAGATGTTATAAATTCATTGCCTAGAGATTGGGTAACGGAGTCCTCTAGGGGGGCTGATGTGGGGAGGTTTGTGTGGGGGGAGAGCTTTGGGGGTTCTAGTAACCGAGCCTTTTACAAATCTCAATATCCGGGAGATGATTGGCGTATTGGTGTCCCAAATACTCCACACTACGCTTCTACTAAACAGCAACTTACCACGCTCTCCCATGAGCTTGGGCACCGGGTGGAAGACTCTGTGGAAGGGGCTAGGAATTTTGTAAGGGAATTTTATCAATACCGCACCAAGGGTGAGAAACCAATCCCGTTGGGGAAAGGATATGTTGGTGAAATGACCAAGAAAGATAAGTTCACTAGTCCTTACATCGGCAAGGTGTACGCCGATGGGAATACGGAGGTCCTTTCTATGGGACTACAGCAGGCCTTGGGGGCGGAGGGATTCGGTGTTGATAAAGAGTTCCGTCAGTTTATCTTTGGTCTTTTGGCAGCCGGGTAAGGGGAGGGATCTGTATGGAAGTGAAAGCTTTATTGGATTGGTTGGAAGTGGAAATGGATTGGAAGGTGCTGTTTGCGGTGCGCCGTGAGTTGCCTACAGCCCAAGGTGATATTGACGATTGGAAGGCTCTGCATTTTAAGCTGGTTGGGTTGAAGGCCACCAAGGGGCTAGACCTGAAAGCAATCCAGGACTTACTTATAGGGTGGTTAGGCCCCACTGAGGGGGAGGACTAGCTGGTGTTTGCAGTACGGATTCGGTGGATGGGGAAGGACGATTGGAACCTGGGGTGGGACAATGGGGAGTTGTTTGGAGACATTTCCCCAGCCACTGCTGTCCTGGTGGAAGCCGTGTTGAGGGAAGGACAACCTTTCGGGCCTCCGGGGGGACCGTACACATTGAACAATCACCTTTCCAGCCCGTTGTCCGCTTTGTTCCTAATGCGGGAGGTCTTTGGGTTTCAGAACCTGTTAGAGTCCGAAGGGGATGTGCCACAGCTTGACCCACCGCCGGAGGGGTACAAAGTTTAGGGAGGTGAGAGAGCCGCTATGGGGATCACACTGAGCCGTTTGGAGCAGGTGAAGCGGGTTATAATCCGTGAGTTGGACACAAACGACCGGGACTTGGCGCCTGGGGCTCCATTGAAAACCATTACACTAATCGTGTCGTTTAACGAGGAGACTGGGGCTCCTTACAAAGTGATTTTTCGTAAAGAAACCCAATCCAGCTACAAACCAGTTAGCTTGTAGCTCTTTCTCCTGGCAACTCCCACTTAACGGTTTTCCCATTTACTTTTTCCTTTCACAATAGTAGATTACATTACAAAGATTGCTCTGCCGCCGGAGAGCGTTCGCACGGGCGGTCAACCTTTAGGGGGGTTTCTCCCCCTCAAAACTCCTTAAAGGTTGACCGCCTTTTTTGTTTTTTAGGAGATTGATCTTGCCTTACAGTAGCAATAGGGACCTGCCCGAATCAGTGCGGAATGCTCTGCCTGTGGAAGCCCAGTCCTTGTGGCGCAAAATCTTCAACGGTGCTTACAAGCAAAATGAGGACGATTCAGCCGCTGCCGCTATTGCTTGGTCTGGCCTAAAAATGGCAGGCTGGAAAAGAAAATCCTTATTATGCTCCATGGCCAGAACTAGCAGATATTTCAATTTCAAACCATTGTTCAAAAATTTGCAATTTCTGCTATCACGGTAGTAAGCAAGATAATTCTTTTATTTCGATAGATGATTATCTTTTTATTTTAAGCT